GTATTCACCAGGCTATGCTGGGCAACTCTGATGACGTTAACCGGGCTAACGCTCAGACGGCTGAAGAGGTGCATGTAGCCTGGCACGAGATTCCTCGGCTGCGACGAACTCGGACCGTGCTGAATGAGATGTATCTTCCCATGTTCGGGGCTACATCATATAAGCGCGAGATGGACTTTGTCGATCCGATGCCTAGCTCGGCTAATGATGCCAATGACGAGCTGACAGCCAAGAGCAAGGCCGTAGCAGAGCTCGTTGGCATAGGATTCCATCCTGACGACGCGTGTGAGGTTGTCGGACTGCCAACCATGCGATACGTAGGCATCCCCGGAAAGACTACCGAGCCCGACGGCCAGTCGCAGCAGCAGGAGCAGCAGCCAGCTCGGCGTACTAAGCCGGTAACGCACAGAGAACTTCATCCTGCATATGAGGATGAGCCGGAACTAGATCTAGCTGCTAATGTGGCGACTCTGATCAGGACGGCATTCGGGCCGCCAGACGATATCTGGCACGCTAATGGGTACAGTGAGGAGCTGGTGTGAATAGGCAAGTGCCCTGGCGGAGTGCCAGGAATGTTACGGCCCTAACACAGGGCAGAAGCGACTGGTTCAAGATCAAGGCCCTGTCAGACGGTAAGCCTACTCAGCTACACATCTATGACGAGATTGGGTATGTAGGAATCACCGCCCAGGATCTCATCAAGCAGCTAGCAGATATCGATGGTCCGCTAGATGTGCACCTGAACTCGCCGGGTGGTGAGGTGTTTGACGGACTAGCTATCTACAACTCTCTGCTTCAGAGGGATGATGTTAGCGTGTACGTTGATGCGCTCGCGGCGAGCATCACGTCGGTGATCGCTATGGCTGCATCTCCTGGCAAGCTATTCATGGCCCGGAATTCCAGGCTTATGATCCATAACGGGTTTGGCATGATGATCGGTACCGCCGGTGATATGCGGTACATGGCAGACATGCTAGATGGGGTCAGCGACGATATCGCGGGAGTGTATTCGGATCGTTCCGGTAAGCCTAAGGCGCACTGGAAAGACCTCATGGATAAAGAGACGTGGATGACGGCTGATGAGGCGGTCGAATGTGGTCTGGCCGACAAGGTTCTGTCCAATAGGAATGCCGATGCTCTTAGGCAGGCTGCCGACTGGGATCTTTCGATTTTTAACAAGGCGCCTAAGCTGGAAGATGCAGCTAGTGTTCCGTATGTGGGTCGGGAGGAAAGCCGGCATAAGCCGATGACGGGTACTCACACCCATGATCACTCGTCGCACGGCCACCCGGATCACGACGACGGCATGCACTCTCATCCGCACTCACACGACAATGATGCTAGTCACAATCCGTCTGATGGACATAGGCACGGCACAACGCACGCCAACCCGGATGGCGATGACGACAGCGATCACGACGCCTACGCATCTTCAAGGCTACCGAAAATTCATGGCGAGAGTGACAAAGATCCTGCTGGTCCTGAAACCTCGGACAGTATCAATTCCGATTTCAACATTACAGCCGAGGAACACGCTATGATCCTCGCGAATCTGAAGGGAGCATAACACGTGAATGCTATTACCATCCCCACTCGCGAGGAAGAGCTGGAGGACTTTCTTTCCGATCCCGCGCGGGTAAAGGCGCTCATGACGCAGCCCGGTGCATTCAAGGAGTTCATCGGCAGCTACGCGAAGATGCGTGTCTCCAAGGATGAGGGCATGCGCCAGCAGGTTGCCGAGCAGGTCCAGATGGGACTTGCCGACTTCTTCGTGAAGAACGGCATGGGCGGCTCACGACTGAACTTCTCCAACGGTCTGAAGGGCATCCAGTCCTCTCGCGATCTTAAGGGTGTTTCGCACGGAAAGGGTGCTGCGTACAATAGCGGCAGCTATGGCGCGAAGCTCGAGAAGGAGCTGGGAGCTGAGAACTCTTTCGATTCTACGGCTGAGTTCTTCCAGGCCGTATGGCCGCGCTACGAGACCCTTCGCAACGCTGAGACGCTGGCTCGTAAGCGGGAGGCTGCGCTACGGGTCCAGAACTCATTCGGATCCGAGGTTCCGGCCGATGGTGGATTCCTGATCCCGGAAGTTCTGCGTTCTGAGATTCTCCAGATTGCCCTGGAGAGTGCGGTTGTCCGGCCGCGTGCACAGGTTATTCCGATGAATAGCCTGCGAGTGCCCATCCCGATGATCGATGTGACTAGTAACGTCTCGTCTGTGTTCGGCGGGATTGTCTGCTACTGGACCGAGGAAGCAGCGCAGCTGACCGAAAGCCAGGCTAGCTTCGGACGTGTCGTTCTGGACGCCAAGAAGCTCACCGGGTATGCCGAGGTTCCGAACGAGCTGCTGGCTGATGCTCCGGCGTTCTCGTCCTTCTTCGACACCATCTTCCCGCGCGCCATTGCTTGGTATGAGGATGTCGCGTTCATGACGGGGACGGGCGTTGGTGAGCCTCTGGGGTTCGTTAACTGCCCGGCTAGCGTTCAGGTGTCTACCCAGACTGGACAGGCAACCAAGACGATCGTCTGGGAAAACGTTGTGGGCATGTATGCCCGTATGCTGCCTACCGCACTGGCCAATGCTGTGTGGATCTGTAGCATCGATACCTTCCCTGAGCTCGCGACGATGGCGCTTTCCGTCGGTACTGGCGGTGGCCCGGTTTGGATGGGTAACTACACCAATCCTGGTGCGGCTACTCCTCCGGTTACCATTCTCGGCCGTCCGGTGTACTTCACAGAGAAGACGCCGCCTCTGGGCACCACAGGTGACATCTCATTCGTGGACCTGAGCTACTACCTGATTGGTGACCGACAGATGATGCAGAGCGCATCGTCTGAGCAGTACCGCTTCCAGAACGACAAGACGGCATTCCGAGTCATCGAGCGTCTGGACGGCAGGCCCTGGATCCAGTCGGCAATCACTCCGCACAACAACAGCTCGAACACGCTCACTCCGTTCGTCCAGCTTGCCACCCGGTAATCTGGTCTAGGCCGAGACCAAAATGTCGGTAGGCCGAACTGATCGGGCAGTCATGCCCCCGGCAGAGAGGAAGATACGGAATGGCAGGAATGGAAGTCCTGGGAAGGCTCTGCAATGTTATCCCCATTGCAGCTGGACAGGCATTCAAGATGCGGGGCTGCTCTACGGTTATGGTTGTTTGTACCACAACCAGCACCGGTACATTCACCCTCAATCAGTCAAGTTCATATGGAGGCAGTTACACTGCCTTCGCGGCCATCAAGAATGTGTACTGGTCGACACAGACCAATGGTACTGCTTCCTGGTCTAAGCTGAATTACGTAAGTGGTACCGCTCCGTTTACCAGCGGACCGCTTTCGGCCATCTCGCTTGGATCTGGAGGCACAACGGGTCTCACTACCGCTACGGTCGCAGTATTCCATGTGTTCACTTCGGAACTGTCCGATCCCAATGACTATCTTCAGGTGGTCGTGTCAGGATCCAACGGGCTGGTTTCAGTCATGCCCTCCGATCTCGTTACGCAGCGTGGTCCGGCCAACCTGGAAATCCTGGGGGCCTGATCGTGACCAACATAAAGCCTGTATCATTCTCGGAAGGGGATGAGGTGGATGTCAATGTCGGATTGGCATTCAATACCGGATCAGGCATTTCGAGCGGGACGGAATTTTCGGTATCAAAAATTCAGATCACCGATCTGTGGCTAGCCGTTCAGTTTACGGGTAGCGATAGTCACGTCAGCCTGGCATTTTTGCCATGGGGAAATGTCGATTTCATTTCTTCATCTGGATCCGGATCGGTACCTGTAGATTTCTCAGATCTTTCTCTATCCGAGTCGGGCGGAAATATCACCGTGCAATTCGTGCCTCCGGGCGGCGGGCTTGGCGTTTACAACGCTGACTCTCTGGAGATGCGCAAGGAAGGGGTTACCTTCCAGAGGAATGCTTCCGGAACTGAAGTTACCGAATTCATACCTTGGTGCAATGTGGTAGCGATCGTTCAGGAGGTGTCCTGAAATGTCTGCAATTATTCAGGGCTATCAGCTCCGAACTATTGCATTCGGAGTACAGATCACCAAGGCAGCTCAGAACCTGCCGCAGACGGCCACCGCTACGCTAGCGACCGTTGCTGGCGGCAGTGTGCTGGTCACGTCGATGATCGGAGTGGTCAGCACAGCAATTCAGAACCAGGCCTGTAACCTGAGCCTTGGCACTGTACCTACGACCGGAACCGCCAGTAGTACCGGGCTAGCGGCAGTAGCTTCCATCTCGAACAAGGAAGTCGGGACGATGATTGTCCCGCTTGTGAGTGCTGGTGTTGGAGGCACGCTCGTTGTCGGAGCGAATGCTGGGGCTAGCGTGTTCCTTCCGACGCCGTTCGTGGTATCGGCTGGAACTATCAGCTGGACTACCAGCGCTAGTAACACCGGCCAGATGAAGTGGTACTTCACTTATGTGCCGCTTGATAACGGAGCGGCGCTGAGCTAATGGCTACTACAGGTAATCCTCTCAAGGATATAGCTGAGATCCCCGGGTATCAGCTCGAGGATCTTGTTGCGGGTGCCAGTATAGTCAAGGGACCGCTTACGCTACCGCAATCGGCTACGGCCACGCTATTCACGGTGACCGGGCTAGTATTGGTGACTTCGCTTATCGGCGTGGTCACCACGGCTACCGGGGCCACGGCCACAAACCTCAGCCTCGGTACCGCCCCTACGGTGGGTACCGCCGCTACGGCCGGTATCGGCGGTCCCACTGCTGTCACCTCGCTCGTGGCTGGGACGTGTATAGCGGCCCCAGCCGCAGCGGGGGCTGGCGGCCAGTCTCTGACTGCCCCTTCTGTTCCAGCTAGCACTGTTACAGCTACCAACAATTACCATGGTTCGGTAGATGTAGCTATCAGTGGCGGTACTGTCACCTTCGTGTTCGTCAACGGGGTTCAGGTAGCCACCACGACCGGCGTGACTGTCACTGTTCCGGCACATGGAACTATCAGCATTACCTATTCGATTGCTCCTACATGGACGTGGACCGGATCGGTAGCGCTTGAGATCGGCGCTGGCGGGGCAATCTCAGTTCCGAAGGACGTCGGCTTTCTGGTTCCGGCTGGTACTATCACATGGACAACTAGCGCCAGTGATACCGGGGCCGTGAAGTGGTACATCAATTACGTGCCTATCAATGCTTCGGTTCTCAAGGGCACAAAGGTGTCGTAATGTCAGCTAAGAATGTGGCTTTCCCGGGCATCCTGGCCATCAAGACGGCACAGGCTCTGCCAGCGACAACCACAGCTACCTTGTTCACGCAGTCCGGTGGTTCTGTACTGGTCACCGGACTGTTTGGACTGGTAACTACTGCTATCGGTGGTACTGCAACTAGTCTGGCGCTAGGCACGTCTGTAAGCAATACGGCTATCATGCCGTCTACGGCTATCACGAGCAAGGCTGCAGGGACCTGGGTGGTTCCGCAGAGTGCTTCCGGGGTGGCGGCTGCACCGCTTACCCTGGCTGGGGGTGCGGCGTATCTACCGGCTAGCTCATATGTGGCTACACCTCTCCTGCTAGGTAGTGGTTGCAATATTACCTGGACAACTACTGCTACCGATACCGGAGCTATCAGCTGGTATCTGTGGTATATCCCGATCGACGCCGATTCCGGCCTAAGTTAAGGAGAAATGGACATGTCTAACGTACAGGCTAAGGTGCGATGCATCGGCAATGCCACTTCGCCGTATGACCCGGAGAATACCAAGATTCGCTTGGTCAGGTTCACGCCTGTCTATGATGCCGATCCTTCTAGCCCTAATCACGAGTGGTCAGAAGCTACACCCTCAGGTTACATCGAGCTTTATATCTCGAATCCGGCAGCTTTCCAGGCTTTCGAGATGGGCAAGGACTATCTGCTTACGTTCGAGCCTCAGCAGTAAGGACGAGCAACGTGTGGAACTGTCCGCATTGCGGAACGCAGAATATCTTGCCTGACATAGATTTCTGTCCAGGATGTTTCAAGCCGCGTTCCGATCCGGATGTATCTGTTCCTAAGCAGGCTTCTAGCGAGGAAGATGGATGGGGGAAGGATGCCTAGGAATGTCACCGATGTCGGTCCTTCCAACGCTGATGAGGCGAAGGAGGTCGAGCTTCTACAACATCAAGGAAAGCTAGCTCCGGAGGTGTCATCATCAGCTGGTACCAGCTCCTCAGCATCCGTAAGCAGGCCAGAGCAGAGTGGAGAACTTCTCCCGGACACGGGATCGTCCCTCCAGTGGCATGCCCTATCGACGGAGAGCCCCTCAGGAGTGGCCCAAGTTCCCTCGCAAGTTCAATCCTCTACTGCCCCTTTGATGGGTGGCAGTACCCAAGAGACTGGACAAGACCAGCAGAGCCCATCGGGCTCTTCGGTGGGGTCAGCAGCGAAGAGGGAAGCTATTCTGGGCCGCAGTGATGCTGATGAGGCTCGTAGGCTCATGGGTACTGCCAAGGTTCGGTTCATAGCGAAGGACTACGCGGGGGCCGAAACCCTAGTCCGTCAGGCGATGTCGCTTGACGCGTCCCTACTGTCCGAGGCGGAGCTAGCGCTACGGACTATAGCTACGGCTAAGGCTAGCGCCCCCGGCCACGCTACGGACACCTCCGGGCCATCAGAGGAAGATCCGCAATCAGGAGGGTTTGTCGTAAACTAGCAGTTAAAACTTCATATGCTATACCCCACTTACAGATCTAAGATCTGTAAGTTCTCGGCAAGGAAGCAAGGTACAGGGATGGCAAGGGAAAGTCAAGGGGCGCAGTATAGTGCTGTGCCCGGTGATAGCTGTGGCTAATGCTATCATTCGGGCATGCTATGCCAACAGGGATCAGCTACGTAGCATCAGCGATACGCAGTATCCCACGTATAGTAACGCGAAGATCGATAGGGCTCTGTGTGCCGGGAGCGATGCGGCTGATCGGCTGTGTATGCGTCGTTTCTACAATATAGATGCTACGTATACATTTGACTGGCCCAACTATCAGTATGCGTATCCGTGGCGTCTCTGGCTGGATAAGTATGAGATGGCTGCGCAGCCTACTAAGGTTGTTACCGGAACATACCTGCCCTCCCCCGTCGTGATATCACCGTCTGAGTACTTCTTGCAGCCAATCAACTCTGGACCTCCTTTCACCAGCCTAGAGCTACGCCGGGATACATCGGCAGCTTTCGGGTCAAATACCACTCCACAGAATGACATAGGCATTACCGGCACATTCGGGTACTGGAACCAGCTTTCCCCCGCCGGTGACCTGACTGCCGCTATCAGCAGTGTCAATGCCACTACGATTATGATCAGCGACGGCTCTCTTATCGGGGCCGGAGATGTGCTAACCATAGATTCCGAGCGCATGCTCGTAGTTGACAAAACTATGGTAAGCACTGGCATTTCATGGACCGGGATAAGTACCGCTAGTGCTGCTGATAATATAGCGGCAGTGGCCAATGGTACTGCTTTCGATGTTGGGGAGGTACTGCTTGCCGATGCAGAAAGATTGCTTATCGTAGATATCTCTGGCAACAATCTGATAGTCAAGCGAGCCTGGGATGGAACGGTACTGACCACCCACAGCGGCGGTACACTGTACGCTGAACGTCAGCTTACCGTGAATCGCGGGGTATACGGAACCACAGCCACAACTCACTCCAATAGCGCTCCTATTTCGATAGCTGTTATTCCTGGGCTAGTTAGCCAGGTAGCTCTTGGCGAAGCTATCGTCATGCTTATAGGATCTACGGCTGGATATACAGCACAGATTACCCCGACACCTATGCGTCCGAACCTCAAGACCGGCGGACAGCAGGCCGAAGATTTCCCGGGACCTGGCATGGCTGATCTTAGGAATCTCTGTCTTGAGCAATTTGGCCGCAAGGCAAGGAGCCGGGTGGTCTGAATGCAAGTTTGGCAGTGGATTCTTGAGCTGACTGGAAGTAAGAGCAGCTCCAGTATGGCCTATAACTTCTGGTCTGGGTTCGGCGGGGATATAACCATAATCCTTTCTTTTCTGGCTGCTCCGATTGTCCTGTTTCGCAAGAATAACTGCCATGTCAGGTGGTGCTTCCGGATAGGCCGCCATGGATTTTCAGATCCGGAAACCGGCCTGACTCACAATCTTTGCAGGAAGCATCACCCGGATCACCCTGGATCACGTGCCGTCACAGCTGAAAAGATACTGCACATTCACAGGAAGAAGGTAGATTCAATTGCTAATTTACCTTGATCTTTCTAGGCATGGGCCGTTCTTCAATGGGGGCATTCCGGTCATAATGGACCGGTATTGCAGGCATCTTGAGGATGTTATCGGAGATGACGCTGTCGCTCGTATCCGGGCGTACCTGCCTGATCAGTATATGTACCTAGGGCATCATGGCGGGACGCCACGGTTCAACCCTATCCCGCCGAACGCTGGGGAGCTAGAGGCTGCCATTCACTCAGAGCGTCAGGTTAGGGATGCCGTCGTTGTCAATGATGATCCTGTAACATATGGAGCATGGATTGAAGGCGTAGATAGCCGCAACCTAATTGTGTGGCCACATAGGCGCAATCCTCCTCCTCGCAGGTTTCCGGGGTATCATACTTTTCGGACGATCACGCAAATACTCAATGTTGAGGCTGCCGACATCGCCTACCGGGAACTACCCACATACCTGGAGGAAATGAATGTCTTACGGTATCGGTAAGTGTGTTACATGCGTTAGCGAGGCGAAGGACTCGGGAGAGCCTATTGTCGTAGAAAACCTGCGGGACGCTGTAGTCCTGGTGCCTTCGTGGCAGACCACGGTTATGTTCGGGCAATCTGTTATGGCGTGTATCCCGCTAGGATCCTGCGTAGAGCATCTGGTCCAGAACGAATCTTCCAAGATTACCGGCAATGGGATCCTAATTCCTGCTTCCGGGGGTGTCCAGTAATGGAACAGCAGCAGCGACGCCCGAGAATTCTCAGCCCAGAGGCGAAACAGTTCGAGAGTGCTCTGCTCCGTCGTGCAGAGGCTCTACAGTCAGAATCCCTGCAGCATGGAGAAGGGACATTCGCCCGGCTTATCAGCAACCGCATGTCACTAGAGTTCCGGAAGCTAGCTAAGGAGCTCAGCCTTGACAGCTAACTTCAATGATGCCGCCATAAATCAAGTTATCGATAAGGTAGTTAGCTATGCCCTGGCTAACGGAAGATTCATAGAGGTAAATGGGCACGAGCCGAAGTCCGCTCCGCCTCCGGGCGGGCCTACCTGCTCGGTATGGGCACAGCGTATCAGGCCTGTCAGCAGTTCTGGGCAGGCGGCTACTAGTGCAGTCCTAGAGCTGAGCGTGAGAATATACATATCTTTCATCCAGCAGCCTTATGACCAGATAGACCCCCAGATCCTAGCAGCGGTAACGGATCTCATGGGGACATTCAGCAGTGACTTCAACTTCGGTGGGGTAGCTGGAGTACGAGCTATTGATCTGCTAGGCATGGAAGGCACCGCTATGTCCGCCAATGCCGGGTATGTAGAGATAGACCGGAAGATGATGCGTGTCATGACTATAACGGTGCCAATCATAGTCAATGACATGTTTACTCAGGCGGCATAGAGGAGACAGGAGAATTTCGATGAGCAATAAGGTTTCGGGCCTTGGTGATAATTTCTACATAGGAGGGTACGATCTTTCCGGAGATGTCGCTTCTCTGGATAAGATCAGTGGTGGCCCGGCGCTCCTCGATGTCACTCCTATCAATAAGTCTGCCAATGTACGTATCGCTGGTCTACGTGACGGGGCGATGCAGTTTACAACGTACTTCGAGAATTCAGGAGCCGTAAGTAATCCTGCTGTTCCGGCTAGTGGTACACCATATCTGAGCACGTATAACTGGCCGGTACTGGTGACGATTAGCGCCGGCACGGTAACTAACGTCACAATCAATGGCTCTACACAAGGTACCGGAGACGGTACATATCTGCTGCCCGCTCTCGGGGCTATTACGCTGACATATTCCGTCGCGCCTACCTGGAACTGGGTGGCGGTTGGAACTGAGCATAATGCCCTGAGCATCCTGCCCCGCGCTGATGTGCATTGTATGTACGCTAGGGGCACTGCGATAAATAATCCTGCTGCATGCTGTCTTGGTATCCAGCTTAGCTACGATATCACGCGAGATAACAAAGGTGCACTCAGCGCCCAGGTGGAGGTGAATTCCGATGGATTCGGAATGGAATGGGGGACTCTACTAACCCCTGGCGTTCGCGTAGATACAACGGCTACCAATGGATCGAGCCGCAATGATGCGGCTAGTAGTGCATATGGCGCACAGGCGTACTGCCAGCTACTGAATATCATAGGTACATCTGTAGATATCGTTATACAGCATTCTACCGATAATGCTACCTGGTCTACTCTGATAGACTTCGGTAGTCTTTCGGCAATCGGAGCTGCCCGTGGATCGGTATCTAATACCGCTACCGTCAATCAGTATCTCCGGGTTATTACATCTGGAACATTCACGTATGCTGCTTTCGCGGTGATGATCAATCGCAATCAGATACCAGGGCAGGTGTTCTAATTATGCCGCGTATGATTCAGGTTCCGTTCGGGCATGCAATGGTCAATCGTTTCGCGCCGGTACGTGGTCCGGAGCATTACAAGAGCTATAGCATGCGACAGCCGTTTAGGACGCACTGGAGACAGGCTACCTGCGAGGAAGTTGACTGTCCCGATTTCCTCAATGGATTCATAGTAACCATAGACACAAGCACGAATCTGGGACAGAAGCAGCACAACTTCCTCACACACGACAAGACTCGTAATTACAGCATGCAGCGTCCTAGCGTGACTATATTCAAGTTCTGCTATGCGCCTGGAAATAAATGCATGCGGTATTACGAACATCGTACCCTGATAGGCCGGCAGCCTCTCTTCCTCGTGGCCGAGGGTGACTTCCGAGGTAATCCTAGGAACATTCCGGTTAGGGTCCATAAGCCGGAAGACTGGGTTGATGATTTCGCTGAACATCAGGACAAGCTCGCTACCACAATTCAGAGAGGCTGATACGCAATGGCCAAGACTAGTGGTCTAGGCGGTGCAGTAAAGGTTTCCGATGCTGCATCGGTTCTCCAGACGATCACGAACGATGTCACCAACTATACATTCAGCACGCCACGTGCCACGGAAGATGTTACGGGCGTTGACAAGTTCGCGAACGAGAGGATCCTCTTGCTCGCGGACTACTCGGTTACACTGAATGGGGTCTTCAACTCTGCTTCTGCGAATATGTCGCATGCAGTATTCAGCACGGTTCCCTCTACCAATGTGGTTCGTGCTGTAGAACTCGACCCGATTGGTACAACTACCGGAATGCCGAAGCTTTCGGTGAATAACCTGCTCACTGACTACCAGATCACCCGAGCCAACACCGGTGAGCTAACCTGGCAGGTGCCAGGAGCTCTGGCGGACGGCACGGCTCCGACCTGGACAACTAACTAGCCGCTTAGCGGGGCTGGCCGTCTTACCCGGTGGCGGCTGGCCCTCTATTACCGGGCACCGGGATCATCGCACAGGAGGAACAATGGCTTTCGAGTACCAGCCTACCACGTACAAGCTCAATTTCGAAGATGGCGATCTTAAGGGTCTCCTTGTTCGCATCCAGGCTTGTACGCTAGGTGAGTTCAATGAGATGCAGAAGATGGCCCAGAGCAAGGACACCGGAGCTCTGGAGGGTAACAATCACGCAGAAGAGATGTTCATCAGATACCTGGTGGAATGGGATCTTGCTAAGGACGGCAAGGTTCTTCCTATGGAGGTATCTTCTCTGGAGATGTTCGAACCAGGACTTTTTGTCAGGTTGCTACAGGCGTGGCAGCTGGCGATGATGTCGGTCCCTACGACCTCGAGTGCGCCCTCGAACAATGGCGAGACTTCCCCGGAGCAATCACTAGGTCTGGAGAGCGAATCGGTAAGCCCTGGGAGCTGGCCGAATCAGAACTGATACTTTCCCTGTGTGAAAAGTTCCATACCGTACCAAGCGTAATACTTCGGGAAGGTGCTGACATAATGCGGCTAATCCGAGTGTATGAGCTAGGGCATCGAAAGGAAGGGGGTGAATTCGATGCCTAATGAAGTCGAGATTACCATTAGGGCTACCGACGCAACTACACCCGGAATAGCTTCTGCCCTCGCGAAGTTCAAGCTTCTGAATGCCGCTCTTGGAAAAGTCGACTTTGCTAAGCTCAACAGGGGTCTTGATGATTCTATAGCCAAGGCCGCAGCACTCAGCACCGCCATGAGTTCCATAGGTATAGGCCATATTGATGTGTCAGCGGTTGGGTCAGCACTTGAGGCTATCAAAGCCAAGATGGCTTCACTAGGGCTGGCTGACATTGTTGATATCAACATACCGCCAGGAAGGATAGTCACCCAGCTTAACCTGCTGAAGCGACTAGCCGAGCAGGCAGGCGTGACAGACCTGCTCGATTTCAACCTGAATGATGCAAAGCTCAAGCAGCAGCTCAGCAAGATATCGCTTATATCGGAAACCATACCGGTAAGATTCGATGTAGGGAAAATTCCGAATTTCTCTTTCGGGGGCGATTCGGAATCTTTCCTGCACAAGTTTATCTACCAGGTAGATGAAGCCGGTATGGCCGCCAGGGAATTTGCGCCTATAGTTGTTGATGTAGACGGGGATTTGCTCCATCTCTCGCGTTCCGCAGCATACGCATCTAACTACATCAGCGCGGCAGGAGTTGCGGCTGCATCAGCAGCGGGTAATTCTGGGGGCGGAAGTAATTCCGGATTTCTTGGCCTAGCTACGGCTGCGAATGTAGCTGCGGCAGCAGCCTCTAGAGTCGGGGGTGGCGGTAATTCTGGCCTATCAGCGGCAGGAGCGGCCGCAGTTGCGGCAGGGGCGGCTGCATCAGCAGCAGCAGGATCAGGAGGGGGTAGCGGGAGCGGTGGCGGGGGCGGTAGCGGGTTTCTGGGACTAGCTGGAGCTGCCGGCTGGGCCGGGAGTAATTTTGGGAAGCTAACCGGGCATCTTTCAGTAGTGAACAGAGGATTCCTTTCTACTATTGGAGGTATCGGCCTATGGCACCTAGCTCTTGATGCCGCCCTGGAAACACTGATCTCTGTCGGTCTCGCGGCCGCAGCTGCTTCTGTCGGCATTGCCACTATGACGCCGACATTCCATAATATATCTGACCAGCTTCAGTCTGTGTACACGATAAACAAGGCCCTCGGACTTCAGATCCCGCCGCTTACCGGGCAGTTCCAGTCTCTTCAGAAGTCTATGGCTCCCCAGACTATTGAGGTGTACGGCGGAGCGCTTAATCTGATCACCGGCAGAACAGGCATACTCTCCACTGTGGCACATCAGGTTGTGGGCATCTTTGACACCTGGACTGCTAAGATAAATATATGGGCTAAGGGTCAAGATGGCATAGCAAAGATAATGCAGAGCGGCATAGGATTCCTGCAGCAGTTTGGGCATATACTCGGGACGCTCGGGGAAACTCTGGCTAATCTAGTCAAGGCTGACCCAGGTACTGCACATTTCCTTCTGGATATTATCGGAGGAGCTGCTGGTGTTCTTAAGGTCATTACCCAGCTACCTACGCCTATCTTGCTCACAGCCATAGCGCTGCATAGCATGTACGTATGGGGCAATGTCCTAGGGGTAGCACTTGTCAGGCTGATTGGGTATATGCTTGGTTTGCTCAAGATGTCGTACAATCTAGCTACTAGCCCCTGGACGTGGGTCGTTCTTCTTGCGGCTGGATTTGCTGAAGCTGGGTATCAGGCCACTCAGGCTGACTCTGCAACTAAGGATTTCATTAGCAACATGAATAGCCAGCTAGCCAGTATGACGGCTAGCCAGGCACTAGGCCAGATAGTCACCGACTTTGCTAATGTAAAGACACAGATAGACAATACAAATGCTTCTACCGTATATGCCCAGTCAAACTGGCATGGCCTAGCTCGTACCTTCACTAGCTTTGGATATGATGCTACCGCTGCATTCTCAGACTTTAATAAGGGTGTTGATCGTATAGCTAGCGGTCACATCGTTTCTGGCTGGGCCGCTATAGGCAGGGCATTCCAGGGGATATTCGTTCCGGGTCAGGGTGCATCGGTACAGGCTGCCAATGACATCCAGGCTCTAGATAAGCAGCTATTCACTCTTAAGGGTGATCAGGAGAAGCTCTTCGCTACTGAGGGATATCTAGTCAAGCAGGGGTTCTCAGTAGCCCAGTCCTTCGCGTTGATGGATATCGCTGGAGTCTCAACTGGGGACTCAATTCAGGTTGCTGAGCAGAAAGTTGAGAACCTGATCACCGGGTACAAGAACCTGGGATTTACTGGTTCCGACCTGATCAACCAGATGAATGCTGTAACATTCAGCACCATGCAGCAGGATAGCAAGGTTTCTAGCCTGAATTCAGGATGGGATGCCTTCTTCACGACGGTGAGCGGCGGTATTACCGGTCTTAACACGTTTAAATCCGGTATGCTCACATTGTTCTCTGACATGAATACCGGTCAGAAGGTCATTGATGGCCTGAATCAGGCTCAGCTTACCACACAGCAGCAGTGGCTTACTAATGCATCAGCAGCCAATACTTTCATGGACAGTCTTACCATGATGGAAAGTGCTGCTGGACTTGGCGCTAAGGGCCTGAAGATGCTTGATCAGGCTCAGCTTGATCTTGTGGCCGTAATGCTTCCTACCGCTAAGCACAGCCAGGATCTCACCACGATACTGTATGCCATGGCGCAGCGCGGTGGGTATAAGGGGGCTGACAGCTTCAAGGCGCTATCTGCATGGGTCGGCAACACTAAAGATCCAATGAAGAATCTTGACTCAATCGTCACGACTCTGACTACCGATAGCTCGAACCTTATTACAGACGTAAAGAACCTGTCGACCGCACTAGGCACCACCATGTCCCAGGCTATGTCAATAGCATTGTTCCAGGCTGGCGGCGGTCAGAAGGTATTCAATAACCTAGCCACTGCTATTCTAGATACAAGAATGTCGCTAACCCAGGCTGCTCCGCAGGCTACTGCGATGGCCATATCACTGTTTAAGCTTACCGGTAATGTATCAGACACGAACAGGGAATTCCTTACATTTGTAGAAAAAGGAATGAACCTTACCAAGCAGCAGGCAGATATCCTATGGAAAGAAACTTTGCCTGGCTTGCAGGGGGCAATTGATCAGCTACATGGTAAGTACATCGACATCGGGGTTAACGCTGTAGGTTCCGGTACGATTACCGCTACCGAGAATATACTGGGAGAAACCCAGAAGAAAGTTGGATCCCTCCTCTTCGTGTCGACGGGCGGGAAGATACCCGGCTTTGGCGGCGGCGACAGCCAGCTAGCCATGCTCGAGCCAGGCGAAGCTGTCATTGATAAATGGCGTACAAAGAAGTATGCCCCTTGGCTAAGCATGATGGGCATTCCCGGTTTCAGCATGGGAGGGCTGATTGGGGAACTGCCCGCCCCTGAGAACTGGATGGGCGGCGTAGAGAAGCAGTTCCCTCGTACTGCCGCTAACTCGGGCGCTAAGTCTCTGCTGAATGTATTCCTGAATGATGCCGCTACCTCGGTACAGAATTCGCTTAGCTCTGGTGCTCCGCATGGCGGCGGGTACCCGGGGCAGTACGCCGAGATGCTGTATGCATCTTCACTATTTGCGTCACATGGCTGGCCGGGCAGCATGATTCTCCCGCTAGGTGCGCTATGGACACGCGAGAGTGGCTGGAATCCTAATGCAGTCAACCCCACTTCGGGTGCTTACGGAATCCCACAGGCCCTGCCCGGAGTGTGGGGCCATCCGTATCCTATGGGGGAATTTAAGCCGCAGGTGTACTGGGGAGAGAACTACATAGGCGGCCGGTACGGTAACCCGGCGAACGCCTGGGCACACGAGATGAGCTATGGCTGGTACGACACCGGGGGATGGCTCAAGCCAGGGCTCAATTTGATGTATAACGGACTTGGCCGTATGGAGCATCTTACTCCAGATGGCGGTAATTGCACTACTCTAGAAATTGTAGGTGGCGGACAGAGCCAGGTTGAGGAATTTCTGCTCTGGATCATCAGGCATCTTGTGAGGACTAGAGGCGGTAAGGGTTCGGATAGCGTGCAGAGAACATTTGGGAGCCGATAATGCCTGTAACTGGGGTCACACTTCCTACGGAGCCGCATTTCATAGGAGATACCGGGCATACCGGTGACTCCAATCTTATCGTGCTCTCTCTGCAGGATCTTCTTGCAGTCCTCAATCCGGCTCTTCTGCCTACATCTGTAAAGACAAGCAATTACATATCTTCCCCGAATGACCTTGTGCTATGTGATGTATCGGGCGGTTCATTCAGTGTTTCGCTACCCGGAGGATCTGTAGATCAAACTGTTATAGCCGTCAAGATAGTCAAGAGCAATACGACATTCACGAATGTGGTGACCGTCTCAACGACGGGATCGGATGTCATTGACTATACCGGCGGGCCGACATCTATGCCTCTCAGTCTACTAGCCCAGACTATCATATTCCAGTACAATCACTCTCTGGGTGTCTGGGAGGTTCATTCTGGAAATCTGCCGCTAGCCGGATTGCTCAATCTTGTTCCAGACTGGCTCAATGCTCTTGCGTATGGCGCTGACAATACCGGGAATGTTAGTATAGACTCTTCCATAGGTATCAATGCTGCTGTGACTCAGGCCAAGTCTGGACAGTACG